TTACTTGGGTGTCGGGAAATAGTGGGTAGAGACATTCTACTTTGGATTCGAAGTCCTTTACACTAGATCTAATCACCTTCAGTGACCGTTCAAGGGATGCAGCTGTAAGATCGCACAAGGCCTTCTTAAGTTGAGTTTCTAGCTCTTCGTAAGGAGTCCGGCACGTACCGGCAACTGTTCTATGGTATTGACTTAGTCATATCATTCAGCGTACTCTACGTTCCTCGTCAGTTCGAGAGGTAAGTAGTAACGTGGTATTGTAAAACCTTTTGGAAAACCGAAAGGGCGATCTGTGTATTCTGAGAGCATCGAGAAAGATCTCGGGGGCCGGTAAGTAAGTTGGCTGCCCGACTCGCTGTCCTAATGATTCTAATTCGGGAATCAAGCGGAAACAGTGATCGGCGGCAGACAGGATCCCAGCAATGGGTAATCCTGTTACTTCTTTTCCGTCCAGATATCAACGCTTTGCAAACTCGTACATGTTCTTTGATATATGGGTCTTTGAGGTTGAAATACTGACATCAAGGCTCATAAGCCGTGACTGGTATTCTTTTGCTACTTCGTCATGGGCGATAACTATATCATCACCGAGGATCTGGTAACAATCTTCTGTGACTCCCGACCTGTTTTTGCAGATTTGGAGAAGTACGTGGTGAGACAATGTGAAAGCAGCTCAAGAGCTTAAAGCTCCCATAGGCTGCCCGGCCCGGTAAGAAACGGGTTCGGATACCAAGTTAGTGTGAAACGGAAGAGTTATCATAATCTCCTGCCAAGCATTAGCTATCTGTTCTCCAAAGAGCTCTTCTAGGACTGCCTTCTGGAATTCGAAAGGAAACCGGTCGGTGGCTGAAGAGAGATCAAAGGAGTAGAAACTACCTTTGGGTGAAGCATCGAAGCCTCGAAGCTGATTGAAAGTCCTATCAGTCGAAACCTGACCCAGGATTGAGAATAAGGCCTCATGGACCTGATTCAATACGGTTTGTGAGAAGTAGTCAAATATGGCTACGATCCTTGTTTTACCTTCCGGATCTTGTACAGTCGCGAGCCTGCGCAACGCAGTTGTCGTCTTCTTGAGACCTACTGCAGAGCTGTAGTGTTCAACATTGATACTTTGACAAAATTCGATGATCTCTCCCAGTTCTTGGTTTTGAGCAATGGCCATGATCGCCTTGAGTAAGGAAGGAAATTCCTTTAATCCATGAGCGTCGTGTACGCAGGTCAGTATTGCCTGCCCATTTGGTCCATTCTTTGTGCTAGCATGAGGGTTCTTTCAAGGTTCAAGCGTAGGCTTGCGGATCTTATTTCTTTCGAGTAAGGTCTTGATTCCTAGCTTTATGTCTTGTCTC